CGATAGTCCGACTGGTGCACCAAAAGCATCATTGAAGGAAAATGAATTCGATGTGGACCTTGAAGATGATGGCGAGTTGAATTTCGGTGACGAGGGTGGTATGGCTGCTGCACCAGCTCCCGACGCGGGAATGGGCATGGGTGCACCAGAAGGTGAGTTCGGTGCCGACATGGGTATGGATGATGACATGGGAATGGACATGGGCGCACCAGAAGGTGAGTTTGGTGCCGACATGGGAATGGATGATGGAATGGGTGATGATATGGGCGGTGATGTTACCGATCTTGATCTTGATGCAATTATCCGCGAACTGGAATTAGATGTTGCACCAGAACAAGGACCGATGGCACAAGAAGCATTCTCAGACCCGATGGCAGGAGCCAAGGTTCGTGGTCCGATGGACGGTTCGCTCAAGGAAACTTTAGCGGGTCTGCCGGGACAAGGTACGGATAAGGATGGAAAATCTCCAACAGCGGTTGATGGCGTCAATGGTGGAAAGAAAGTTTCACAGGGACAAGCCGTTACCGCATCAAAGGCCGACCGTATGTCAGAAGAAATCAATCTTGATGAAATCCTTCGTGAAATTGAAGAAGAGTCCAAGGTTGAATCAAAGTCTGCCGTCATGGAGAATACGATTCGCTCATTGAAGGAAGATTTGCGGAAGCACCGTGATGTGATCCACTATCTACGTGGCACTTTACAAGAAACACACATGTTGAATGCAAAATTGTTATTCACGAACAAACTATTCAAGAAATTTGAATTGAATGCAGGACAGAAGATGAAGATTGTTGAGACTTTTGATCGTGCAAATACTACACGCGAAGTCAAGTTGGTCTTCGCAACGTTGGCAGAATCTTTTGCTGGTAAGACTGCAACGCAAGCCAAGAAGATGACCCGCTCCAAGATTGTAACGGAAGGATTTGCTTCAAAGCCGATGGGTTCGACCAAGCCGAAATCTGCGAATATTATTGCAGAAGGAAATGATATGCGGGAACGCTTTATGCGCCTCGCCAATATCAAGCCAAATAATTAACCTCCATAGGAGACTGAATACATGAGTTTCGATTTAACTAAGCTTCTCTCAGAAGGCAGTGCCCCACTTGATACCATGCTTGCTTCAAGCCGTGGCCTATCAAAGAAGTGGGATCAGACTGGACTTCTAGAAGGGATGAAGAATGATACGGCCCGTGGTAACATGGCCGTCTTGTTAGTAAACCAAGCTCGTCTGCTTGTGACGTAAACCACCAAGACCTCTATTGGCGCAAATGCCGAACAATGGTCAGGTGTTGCTCTTCCCCTAGTCCGTAAGGTCTTTGGTGAAATTGCTGCGAAGGAATTCGTATCAGTGCAGCCGATGAACTTGCCTTCTGGCCTGATTTTCTATATGGATTTCAAGTACGGTACGGGCGTAGCTCCCCGCCTTGTCGGTGAGTCCCTATATGGTGACACTACGTCTTCAACAGCGCCACAAGGAGGTTTGTACGGTGCGGGTCGGTTTGGTTATACGATCAATGATTTCACTGCATCGTTTACCGCACTCAGCGCGAGCGCTGCAACGTCAGCATCGGTGAACTTCTCAACTGACCCAACGGTTGTCACTGAGATTAGCGTTCCGCTTACCAACTTGCCTCGTGTAGATGTCAATGCAATTCGTGCCTTCGTGCCGTCTGGTTCTGGATTCACTGTGTATCTTCCTCAGTTCACCCGTTTGTCAGCCAACCAACAGAACGTTGTGTTCGTTGTCATCGGTGCCACTGCCACGACGAACGTTGGTCGTGTAACGTATGTAACGCAGACCACTGCAAACCTACGTGGCGATTTCGAAGATACAGTTGGTTCTTCAATCCCACCAACGGGTGTCGATCTTCAGATTCCTGAAATTGATCTACAATTGAATTCAATCCCGATTGTTGCTAAGACTCGTAAGCTTAAGGCTGTTTGGACGCCTGAACTTGCACAGGATTTGAATGCGTATCACTCAATCGATGCAGAAGCAGAATTGACAGCCATGTTGTCAGAATATATTGCTCTTGAAATCGATCTTGAAATCCTTGAGATGCTTTTGGTCAATGCACAGACGACTGAATACTGGTCAGAGCGTATTGGTAACGTATGGAATGGCGCTAACTTCGTGTTAGATACAAGCCTTGCAGGTCAAGCATGGACGACTATGACATGGAACCAGACCCTTGGTAACACCATGCAGAAGGTCAGCAACAAGATTCATCAGTTGACCATGCGTGGTGGAGCTAACTTCGCTGTCGTATCTCCTGACATCGCAACAATCCTTGAAGTCATTCCGGGCTTTGCTGCTAAGACAGACGGTACACAGAGTGATTTCGCAATGGGCGTGTCACAGGTTGGTTCTTTCCAGAATCGCTTCCAGATTTACAAGAACCCGTACCTCACTGGTAACGTGATGTTGATGGGCTTCCGTGGAAGTAACTTCTTGGAGACTGGTGCTGTGTATGCTCCGTACATTCCGTTGATCATGACGCCGTTGGTCTATGATCCGCAGAATTTCACCCCACGCAGGGGCGTGCTCACCAGATATGCCAAGCAAATGGTGCGTAATGAATTCTATGCTAAGATTGTTATCCAACAGAGATAATTAAGTAAAGTGTTGTGATGTAACGAGTTAGCGAAGTAATCAAGGGGTAGATTCTATATAATAATAGAATCTACC